CTCTCGACAGCGTACTTATTTTAATACTTTTAAAAAACGGAACACCAGAGTTATTTACATCCATACCAAATTTGTATTTGTTATCTAGTATACCTTCATAAGTAGAATGTGGGTTTATCTTGTATGCCTTACCTGAATCCTTTTGTTGATTTCCATCAGCAAAATAATATCTATAGTAGGCTTGTAATAATGCAGTCGTTAATCCTTCATTATCGTCGTGCAGGTCTATACTAACAGGATCGTAACTGATCGATGTTTGTATGTTTTTTACTCTATTATATTTTTTCTTTGTTTCTACATTAGCTGTAAAGCTAGGCAAATCTGCACGTTTTACTAACATGCCTATAGTGTTTAGTGGCCCGCCACCATTGAATAGCTTAGGTAAAATAAATTTTGCGTCTTCAGATATTTCAAATTGTACATGATAAAGGAATTTTGTTTTCGGCGCAAGGGCCATATTTGCATCAACATACAATCGTGCAGCATGTTGCCAATCGGCCATATTACCTTTTGGAGTTAATATGCCGTTACCGACTGTATCTAAAAATGATCCAAACTTACTTGCCATACTAATATTTATCCTTTACTATTAAGTGCTAACATAAAGATAAAGGGAGCCGAAGCTCCCTTTAATAGTTAGACTAAATGTAAATAGTGTTAGGCTCCGCCGCCTGTTACAGACGTACCAACTGTACGTCCGATTGCTGTGCCAATACCTGTACCTTGTGGTGATTGGATAGCGTTATCATAACGTATGTTTAGTGTAACACTTACCGGATCAGTTGAGTTAGAATATGCTAAACTATTATAGTTTGCACTCTCTAAATAACAACCATACAATTCAAATGTCTCAAGTACGTTTGGTACGTTAGCACCGTTGCCGCCATCTAAGATTTCAATACGTGTAACGAATTTATAATCTTGTCCTGATGCTGCACTTGATTGTTCGTAAAAGTCAAACTGCTTCTGTAGCTGCTCGCCTACAAGTTTTTGCACATTGTTGTTTACATCTTCACGTAAGTTAAGTACGATCGGTTCCCAAGTATGCTTACCAGCTAGGTAAACTCTTGAGTTGTATACGTCAATAGTCATTTGTTCAAAACTTACGTTTGGACGAGTTACGTCAATAACTTGCTTTGTAAGTTCTGTAGTCGGTGTTGATACACCAAAGTTTTCCAGTGACACTCGAAAGCGATACTGTAGCTTTGGCATTAACAGTCCCTGGTTGCTAGCGGAATCACCGCTAGCTAGGGGAACTGTAATTTTACTTAATGTTGAAATAGCCATTTAGTCTGCTCCTGTTTCTATATGTATTTATCGTTTAAAGACCAGCGATTTCACCGGTATTTTTCAAACGTAGTGGAATGTAAATAAATTCAACTGCTTTAACAGGTTCAATAGCTATGTCTAAGTATAGTTCATTTCTATCAATTCTGCTCGGCGTGTTGTTTGATTCATCACATACAACTAGGTAATCATAAAGACCTCGCTGACCAACTAATTCAAGTAACAAACTTTCTGCTGCTTGTTTAATCTCGTTGCGTGTAATTGTATCGTTTGGCTCAAAGATGTAAGGTTTAGCAAGTGTGTTTAGCTGACTACGTAAGTAGATGACCAAACGTGCTACGTTAATGCGATCTAATGCACTTGCAGCTCTTGCACGAGTCTTTTGTCCAAAGTTAACAAGTCCAGCGCCACTAATAAACGTAATTGGGTTTATGTTTTGTGCGTATAATGTATCACGTTGACCTTCGTTAAGTGATACTGCTACAAATTCGCCCTCGTTATTAATGTAACCAGTTGAACTTGCGTTAGTAACTCCGCCACGTCTTGTGCCTGCTGGTGCAAACCATGGATAGCTAACTTGATCACTTAGTGCTACTGTACGCAGCATCATATGCGAAGCTGGTACTACAACGTTGTTACCAAAGTTGTCACTGCTAAAGCCTGCTGGATAAAATACACCTAAGTATTCATCACGGCTTACAAGTCCGTCGTCATTATCTTCTACTGCTGCATTAACGTTAGTTGCCCATTCATTAAGTGAAGTTGCATCTGGTGCTAAACGCATTGGTGAGTCGCCTAAAATAAATGCTGTTAGGCCTCTATCAAAGTTTAAGCTAATCATTTCGCCAATTAGTTCTGGATAACCAGGTGTTGCCATTAAGTTAAACAAACGTGATTCATCATCACGTAGTTCGTCGTTGTTATTAACAACTGCTTGTAGTGATTGAACAACAACTTTACGCTGCGCCTTACGACCAAAGCTACCTGTGCCGTCTGCTTGGTTGCCTGATTCAGTAACCCAGCGATGTGGATAGTATCCACCCATTGGCACATCACCAGCGTCTCCCATACGTAAATTGTCTTCTGAAGTGTTAATGTAATTACGTTCAAAACGCTTAACATTAAATCCACTTCTGCGCAAGTTCCATAGCAACATACCTTTTGGATATAGTGCTGGGTCCGGTGCGTCTGCATCTAAGAAGTTACTAACACGTAGTTCTGCAATAGTAGCATCAGTTATAGAAGCAGTTGTTCCGCCTGTTGTGCTCCAACGTGCATCACTAAACAATATACCTTCTTCAGTAGTTTGGTCGCCAGTGTCAATTGGTGCTCCCCATTTCTGAGCAACAGTTCCAGTAACATTATCATTAAAACGATATACTGTTGGATAGTTTTCTAAGTCTGCTGTTGATACCCAAATGTCGCCTGTTACTAGTGCGCCGCCTGCTGATTGTACTGTTGGCATAGTTGCTGCAACAATTGGACCATTTGCATCTGCATCTGGAAAAGCAGTAGAATCATTGTAGCCGACCCAAGTTGTGCCGTTATGGTGCATCATGTCAACTTCGTCAACAATACTATTGTACCATAGCTGACCGTTAGTAGCAAGTGCTGTTGGTGCATTTGAAGAAGGTGTAGCTGTTAGTACACGCCAGTTAGTTGCAACAAATTGTTTTGGACTTGTCGATACTGTAGTACCGTCTGCAAATGTCAAGTTTGGTGTAGTACTTGCATTAGTAGAAACAAATGGTACAAATCCCATATTATTTAATAAGCTACCAGTGTCAACAAATTTAATTTCGCCGCCTGTTGCATGAGTAATTACAACTTTGTTTTGCGCATCAACTGTTGCACTAACATTAGCAACTCCTGCTGATGTAATTGCACTAGCAATTGCAATTGCATCTGCACTTGCACTTGAGTTTGTATCAACACTTACTGTTACCGGAGTACTCATTGCTGCACTACCTTTAACACTTGCTGACATTGTAAATGTCCAAGATGCTGTGCCTAAACTAGTTGTAACAATCGCACTACGAACTTCAGTTGCGCCAGTGTTTTGTCTACGATAAATTGTAGTTGTACCTAAAGGTTGTACATCATTTGCAACATTTGATTTAACAAATAATGCGCCAACTGCAAGGTTTGTGCCGCCTGCTGTACTGTCTAAACCGTACAAAGCTGCTGCATTATTGTCGTACATTGCTGCTGATTTTGTGTCGTAAAGTAATGTTTCTGAGTTCCATTGCTTAACACTAAAGTTTGCACCACCGTTGGGCGTAGTTGTTTTAATCCAAATACTTCCTGTTGGACGTGAAATACTATCGTTAGATTTAAATTCAGGAACACTAGTATGTGCAGAAACTTGCACTGCTGGTGGATGATACGTGCCAGCTGTGATGCCTAATTCAGTTAATTTGTCTGCGTCTCCGCCTATAACAATTGGTCCGCCAGCTGCACTATCGTCTGCACCGGAACTTGAACCGTTACTGTAAATTTCAAGGAAACCATCAACTGCTGCTGCTGTAATTCCTACACTTGCTAAGAACGAAGTAATAGATGATGCAACGTCAGTGATTGTATTTGCACCTACTGATACTTCTGTACCATTAATTGTAATAGCTGCTGCTGGACTAGTTAAGGTAGGATTAGCCATAGTAGATTTAATAGTTGGCCAACTTGCTGTCCAAGCATCACTACCTACTTCTACCCAAGCACCTGTAGAATTTTTGTACCAAGTGTGATTTAGCGTAGTAACTGCAACAACTGCGTAATCGCCAATTGCACCAGTACTTGCTTTTGGTGCATAGTCTGCGCCATCATAATCAACTACGCCGTCTGTAGATGTAATAACAATCGGAGTCTTTGTTGCAAAAGTTTGGCCACCAGTTGTTGTTACTGCTGCGCCGCTCCATTGTTGGATGCCAAATTTTGTGCTTGCTGTATCAAACCAATATGTGCCTGCTAATGGATTCGAGCTCGGTGCTGTTGCTGTCGGTGCTAATTCACCTAAGTCAATATCTGCACGTACTACCCATGCTCTGTTACTAACACCTAGTAAACTATATGCTGCTTGTAAGCCATACTCGTTAAGTTCACCTGCGTGTATTGGATTATTATTGCTGTCAATTTGGAATAGTGGATCACCAAAAGTGTCTGCTAAGTCCCGTTGTGAAGTAAGCAAGTATGGTTTACCTGCATTAGCTTTTAATGTACCTTGTGCTGTTCCTGTTCCTGCTGCATTAGTTTTATTACTTGCAGAGGCAACAAAAACCATTGGTACTGTACCTGGTTCAGCTGGAGTATAGAAACTCTCGTCTATTACGCTGACTTGTACGCCTGGTGATGTCAATGCCATGTTGTTTCTCCTATTGGATTGTTATTGTATGTATTTAGCACTCTGCAATAAAAATACATAGGTTACAGAGGCCTAAAAGGGATCGAAAAGGTGAGGTAAATACAATATGAGACCATTATGCAAGTGCGGCCAGCGTCCAGCAGCTATAAACTATAAAAAGGACAATAAAACTTATTATCGTAAATTATGTGAACGGTGTTTACGTAGCGGAATTAGCAACGGCATACCTAAGTGGAAGCAGCGTGGGTATGAAAAGAAAGATTCTTGCGAAAAGTGTAATTTTAAAAGTAAACATGCTGAGCAGTTTAATGTGTTTCATATAGACGGCAATTTAAATAATTGCAGCCCTATTAATTTAAAAACTATATGTGCTAATTGTCAGCGTACTTTACAGAAAGAAGGTGTTAAGTGGAAACAAGGTGATTTAGTTCCCGACTTCTAAATAAGTCATTAACTGATCTAAGTTAAACTTTAAATCTTCTAGTGTGCCATTGTTATCAATTGTGAAGTCTGACATCCATTGTTCTAGGCTCATTGAATCTGTTGACTCTGCTTCTAGATGCATACTTCTATCAACCCAAATACAGTAATCAAATACACCAGTATTTTGCATTGCAAAGAATTCACGCTTGTTGCGCAGCCCACAATAGATATCATAAGCAGCAAACATTTCTCTGCCTAGAGTCGCTGCATCAGGTACATTATAATCGCAGATAGCATTATACCATTCTGCTCTGTGATTATGCCTGTCAGCATAACACTCTTCCTCATTAGCATATCCATACTTGTCCTTTAGATCGTTGTATATAAATTGCAAACTGCAAAACTTTGAACTGCTTTCAAATGTGTATCCATAATGATCACGCAGCATTTCGCATACAGTATCTTTACCATGTCGGCCGTGTCCGATGACAAGTAGTTTAGGGTTGCTCATTTATGTCTCCTAGTAATAACTTATTATAAACTAAAAACTAGTAAATGTCAACCTTAATCGTAATGGCCGCCTAGTACAGCAACAGTTAATACTTCTTCATTTAAGATTTCTGCTTCTCTTGTTTTATATGCTGCTTCAAATCCACGTTCATATACGTCTAAGCACTGAGACTCATCATTCCACAGGCGTTTAAAATAACTATCGTAATAGCCTTCAACAACTGCATCAGATTCTTGTTTTGGGATTAGGTGACCTTTAACTAACCAAAAGTATCTGTTAGCTTCTTTTCTTACAAACGGTGAACACATTAGCTTCTCCTACTGTACTTGTATTTACATTAGTAGTAGGATGTTAGCGTAAACTTAGGTTAGTTTAACCTATTGAAATCGTTGATTAAAAAATGTAGTAAAATCAATAAGTTAGCCAATTGAAAAACTATAACCTGTGCCGCCTGTCATGGCCATTGCTACTTCATTTTCGAGTTTTTCTATTTCTTGTTGTGCTTCGGATTTTAAACTAGACCCATTCAAACTTGTGCCGCCTTGCGGTCCTGCAATAGTAGCAAATTTTTCTCTTGCTTCGCCTAGCATATATTTGCAAGTTGCAAGAGTATAATCTTTAATCCATTGTTCTGACATATAATCACTTAACAATTGCTCGTCCGGGCGATAATTATACGCCATCAGCATAAGTGTTTCATCTGATCTTGGTCGTTGCAACAATGTAAGTTTTTTTGTACTAGCATTCCAAGTGAACTCAATAAATCCACCAAACATTCTGCCAACAAGTTCTTGATATTGAGAGAACATATCATATGTTGCTAGACCTCCCATATTGCTGCTTGAAAGTAAGTATGCATTTGTATATGCTAAACTAAACGGATCAAACAAACTGCCACCTCCATTTTCGCCACCAGTATAAAGACTGACGTCGACTATGTCGTTTACATTTAGGGGAGCAGCAAAAACAATACTACGTGTACCGCTGTTAGTAGTGTATGCAGTTGTTGTACTGTCGTTCACCTTTACTACAATTGTGTTAACTGCACCAATATTATAGTTTACATTAAACATTGTTTGTGATGCAGCAGCAGTAAATGATTGAGTAAATATCGGTCCGCCGCCTGTTGTTGTACTTGGGCGTGATCCGACACTTCTTCTGAAGATCTGGCGTACTTCTATAACTTCATTTCCTAAAATATATTCATTTTGATCTGGAACTGTTTTTAAAAACAAATAACTTTCTTCAACTGAGTTATCACTTCGCTGTCTAAATCTAGACAGTGCTTTCTTTAATGCAGTTTCGTAATGAATAGGATCGAGTTCAACGTCAACCATACCCCCGCCTAGTAGCGTGTTTACATAATCATATACTTCTTGTTTTGTAGTTGCCATTATAAAGTGTCTCCATTAGTATTTATCGTTACTGATGTATTACGCTAAATATGTATATGCCAAGATTAAGCTTATATAAACCTCAAAAAGGTAACGACTACAACTTCATAGACAAGCAGATACTCGAAATGTTTACTGTAGGTGGAACCGATCTTCATTTGCACAAATACCTAGGTGCTGAAAATCCTAGTGAAGAAGATGCTACAGCTGACCAACCAAGATATGATGCTGTTAAAGAAACTAATATACAAGATATGTTATTCCTTGAAAACAGAGATCGAAAGTATGATCCAGATGTATACACAATGCGTGGTATCTATAACGTATCAGACATTGACTTTAATTTAAGCCAATTTGGATTATTTTTATCTAATGATACACTGATGCTTACTGTACATATAAACAGTAGTGTTAAGACTGTTGGACGAAAAATTATATCAGGCGATGTAATTGAAT